ATTTAATTCATCTTGAATCTCTTTAGTCATTACTGGATTAACATGATTTATACAACACGGAGATAAATTATAAAATCTACACGCTCTCCTTACACTTGGTAAATCACCCCATTTATAAATAAACATTATATCGTTATATGGGTCTTCAATATTCATATATGTTGCACCATCAAATATATAATCATTTTTCCCCCACTTGATTATCTTTTTAGCCTTAAACATTATCTCGTTTTTTAAAATTGTATTTGGTCTTTGTTTTGGTGACACCTTCTTCAAATAATCTTTTAATTCGGTACAATTTTTAATATAATCATCATATTTGAATTCTTTAATATAATTATCTATATTATTTATTATGTTATTTTTTGTAAGTTCATCATCTATTACTACTCCATGTTTCTTAAATAAATTAACAATATCTTTTTTAGAATGTGATTTATCTATTAACATTTTTTTTATAATATATATTATTTTTTTACTTTATAATATATACTTAAAATATGCCTCCAAAGTCGAAAGTTCCCGAGGGTGAAATGACACTTGCAGAAATTAAAAGATTGATTAAAAAATATGATGAGTTAATGAGTATTGATACAAAAGGAAAATCACGTGAAGATTTAATCAAAGAAATAGAAAAAATGGGTTATACTATAGACCACGCAAACAAGAGTTTTAAATTAACTAATAAATCAAAAGCTATGAAAAGAAAACCAATTAATGTTAAAATGCCCCCCAAAGCAGATAAGAAACCCGCCAAATCAAAAGCAGAACGTGATAAAGATATGCGTGAAAAGGTTATTAAATATATTCTAGCAAATAAGGATATTCTTGATGATGAAAGATTGAAATAATTATTCTTCATCTTGTGCCTTCTTAACATAAGTATTTAATGCAACCTCTTTTGAATGACCCATCACTTTATTATCTTTTTCTAACTCCTCCTTCATGTTACCATATTTACTTGATAGATAAATCTTTCTTAATAATGTGGTACTTATGGATTTTCCCATGTATTTTTCACTATATTTTAATAATACCTTGCTTAATTCTATTCTTGTTAATGGTTTTCCAGTTGAGGTTTTAAATAAAATTCCCATTCCATTCATCTTCAAATAATATCTTAATATCTTTCTTAAATTAGGATCTTCTATTGGTAAATTTAATTCTTCATATTTTTTACTTGTTTTATATTTATTTAATACAAAATATATTTGTCCCTTTGTTGGTACAACTAAATAATTATTCTCTCGTTTTTCATTATCACTTAATTTCTTATATGCCGCTTGATTAATTGCTGTCATACCAGCTACATCATTTCTAAACGGCATTCGAGCATATATATTAAATAGTGTATATGCTTGTAATAATTGTAATTCCTTTTTTGTAATATCATCTTTAGATTTCTTTTTGATTGATTTTAAATCTTCCCCCATTTTATTTATCATATCAAATACTTCTTCGGTTGTCGCAAAATTCTTACTTTGTTTATCACTTATAACACCACTCTTTTGTTCTTCACTATATTTATCATTCATATCATCTCTTATCTTTCCATATTTTTCAATTAATTTATCGTACTTTTCATCATGATTCAAAGCCATTAATAATACAATTATTGCATTCAACATATTTCTTTGGCTTAAATAATGTAATTCACTTATTTTATCCATAACATCTTCGGGTTTTTTTAAGAAATCATAATTATCTGTTTCGAATATTTTTTTTAATTTATTAAGATTAATTACATATTGTTTAACTGTATTAGTTTTTAAATTCGGTCTAGATTTTTGTATGTCCTCACTAGGATTATTACTATCTATTGTCATATTTATATTATAACAATAGATTATTTTTAAAATAAATTAACGAGAAAAAAATTAAAAAATAAAAAGTGGTCAAGGTAAAATTGTATTTTTGTACAAGTATAAATTCCTTTTTTGTTGTCTATTTTTCAAGATTTACCTTGACCACTTTTTCACATTCTATATATTCAATTAATTCATTTTGTAAATCTATTAAATCATAAATTAATTTTTTTAATTTATCATCTATTTTATTTTTTTTAAAACATCTATCTTTTAAAATTGATAAATAATACAACATTTTATATATTATAAAATATTATTTTTTCATTTATATAATTTATGCAAAATAACAATTAAATTGTCCCGATTCAATTGTTGCAATCTTTACAAGTTCAAGATACACACGCAGAGTGTATGTCTCGGCTGGTAATCCAGTTGCCTTATATATTAAATCCATGCCTTTATTATTAACACGCTGCCCCTTGTTAGGCTGAATTGCAGTCCATCTCATAACACCGCCAATACCAGCCGTTCCGCTATTCTGTGCGTGTCCCTCGAATGTCTCTGCAGTTAGTACTGGGACAGAAGTGGTTTGATATTCATCTCTAACAACCATAGGCACTTTGCCCTCGGCATGTTGTGTGGTATGAAACAATAGAGCGGGGTTGCTTCTATCAACATTAAACTCATATAAATCATTATATAATAGATTAACTGATAAAGATTGCCCGTGGGGTACATCCTTCGCAACAACACCATTACATAGAGATACTGGAGTGAAATTTTCATTCTTTTGTAATCCAAAAAACACCTTGCTGACAAGTCGCCCATTACCACCAAGTGGGAATGTAAGATCCGTGAATGCCGCTTGATTTCCAGTTCTCTTCGCTAGTCTATAATCGAAATACTGGAAAGTTAATTTTGGATTTTGCTGTGCGTATTTAGACATGATTTCACCATCATAACTAATACTATCATAAATGAGTTTAACTTCATCTTGATTAATTAAATATTCAACTGCATTATCACCAGCATCACTATTAGCAACACACATACGACGAGATAATGCCGCACCCGTAGCACTATCCGTGGTTGGTGTAAATGTAATATCAATATGTACCTCTTCATTTAACATAAACATCGGGAGTTGATTGGTTTTAAGGAATGGGAAAAGATCACTTAAATAAACCGAATATACTGGGGCATCAGCGATAGTCTGTGCGGATGAACCATCATGGTGCATCCAAGGCAATAATTGGAATGTACCAGCACCACCAGCGGCGGGAACTACTGGGTTACGTCCAACATCTAAACCAACCTTCTTTGCAGAATTTGGTGGTTTGTCGGCTGTATCAGCAGTTCTATCATCATATACTGGCTGATGCGAAATACACCTCTGTGATAAATATTGTTCTCTTTCTTTATTGTCCTCATTTGAAGTAAATAAGGACTGATACTGGTGGAATGCCCAGTAATCATCAACAGAACAAACCATCTTATTACCAATCAATAATTGTGCGGACTGGACGAGGTTAGATATTCCAATATTGAGTGGGTAGTATGCTGTAGTTGTGGTAAGAGGAGTAACAGCAAGTGTAATCTTTGAGTTAGAATGTAAAAATCCAGCAACACGTTGAAGTGTAAATCTAACACGATTCTGTGTAAATGTTACTGGGTCAATAACATCCGTATGGAGCATTTGACCATACGAAGTTGGAATAGCACCAATTTTAATTAGATCGGGGATGCGGTCAGCAGAAACGGGGTCATCCATTTGATTATCAGCCATTTTTATATATTATAATATATAAAAACTTGGAAAAATAAAAATTAAAAAATATAATTAATAGAAAATAATTTATATTATTATACGAATTAATTTACATAATTACTTGAACTCCTTGGCTAGAACTCCATGCTACAACCACCTTTGATTTAATAAATAAATATGCAGAAATAGGGTTTCCATCATCTAATCCAGTAGTCATTTGAATAGAGAACTGGGAATTTGTGAAATCAACACCCTCACTATCAAGCATATCATATAATACACCAACACCATAAACAGCACCAGTATCGGGGATGTATCTATAACCATTAGTACCATTCTCACGAACAGTGAAGTTGCGATTAGCAGTAAGAGGGGAAGCAGTAGTTCTTGTGTGGTGTTTCTCGGGAATAATACTCGATAAGAAACCCTTGATGATTTGTGGATCTACAACAGTTGTTAAATTCGTTGAACTACGAACACTTTCCACTTCAAAAGCACTTGGGAAGCGTTCGCCATTACGAAGGAAAGATATCGTTTCAACATTTGCTAATGCTCCTCCGCCCGCAGTAGCAGATTTGGAAGGCATATATGTAAGGAAACCATCTTGTCCTAAATTATTCACAAAATTAGATGGAACAAAATTAACAAAACATCCAAGTACCTTGGATAAACCAAGATTA